TTTATTTGTTTATTTAACATCAATTATATCATTATTATCATTGAGGGATTTCTTCCTAAATTTCAAAAACCACACAGCAACAACGGTAGCAGCAATGACAATACCAAATATGATACCTAATAAAGAAAAGGGTATACCTATTTCTTTTTCAGATGATGTTATTTGTTTAGGTGGTGGTGTTATTTGTTTATTGACTGTTATAGAAGTTTCAGTAGTTCCTATGTATTGGTCATTGACCAAAATATTACACATTACTCTACTATTACCTAGAGGAAATTTATCACCTGATTTTACTTCTACTTGATCTCCTTCTTTTGTAAGGGTATTGCAACTAACTTTTGTAGATTCATTCAAATTCTTTGGAACTACTATACCAAAATCAACATTCTGACCTGATGAATCTGTTGCATTCTTTATTATTATTTTTGGAGGAATTTTAAAAATCTTTGATAGATTTTGAAGTGATTGTTGTTGCCCATAAATATTATTTATTACAATACTACTCATTATTATTATTAATATAAAACTCATCATAATTCCTTTTTCATAGTACAATATTCTAATAGTACTGTAAGATATTTTTAACTATTCCTGTATTACATATTTTTAGTTTATAACATAGGAAATTTTTTGAATTGTGTTGAAAATTTACTACAAAAGTTCAGTTTGGATAAGTTAGGAGAATTGATCTTATCAGAATTTGTCAGGAATAGAATATCCACTATTGTATTGATATTTATATATCAGGTTGTTTTGATCCACATAATTTGCAATATGCAGCGGTAGGTGGTAATAAGGTTGATGAATTGCAATTTCTACATTCTTTATATGAAGTTCCACCAAAAGGAGCAGCTAGTCCACAGAATGAACAATAGACCATATTTTTCTGTATATTGCGTCCACAATTCATACAAAATTTAGTATCTTGTTCAGGAAGTTCTATTTTTTTCTCTTGTAAAAAAATTTTAAAGTATAGATGTAAAGTACCAATTCTTGGTCTGAACCACCACCTTCTTTTTTCTATAATATTTACTTGTACTATGTTATATTCTCCTTGACTGCTAATTTTTATTAAATTTGATACGTCTATATCTGATTTTTCTACAAATGTAAGCAAGGATGGATGTTGGGGCAAGTCATTTATAACAATAGACTGATTATTAATAACAATAGGATTGGAAGGTTGTAAGAAAGAATCATTTGTGCTTGTGAATTTAAAAGATAGTAATACTTTATCTACACCCTCGTATGCAAGATTTATCCTTCTTTTTTTTATAGGATTCTCTAGTGGAGTATTTTCCGGCCATACATCTCGAATTACAGACGTCACTGTTGTCAAGTAATTACCTCTATAATTACAGACTTAATAATATTAGTACAAAAATAGCTATTTAGCTTATTTGTTGTCAAGTAAAATCTTTAACTTATTAGATAAGGTAGAATAAGTAATAGTGATGAATGAAACAATTAAAATAGTCAATCATAACAATATTAAATTGTTAATATTCAAATATTTTCCTCTAAATATAAGAGTATATCAAAATATAATGATAGCTAAACCAGTTTGGTTTCCAAATTGAGAATAAAGAAAAATCAAAGGAATGTGATATTTAAACTACCTATTTGGACAGAAAATAAGAATAATTACTAAAAAATTTAAAATTTTATAAGATTATGAAAGATATTAAGAAACCTAATCTTAACTAATAATAAATTAAGATTTATTTTATTATTATGTACTCGTTTTAATAAATCAATTGTAAAAGACTAAACCAAAACTTTGAAAAATCGATAAAAATCGGTAGATTTGTATGTAAATAAATAGTTGTGTTTGAATCTTAATACATTCTTGCAGTAATAATTATCGTTTGTTAATATAATTAACTATTGGAAATAAAGATGATTAAATAATATAATTGAATAACATTAAATATATTATTCTCATTTTTATCAAACATATAAAATTAAATAATTTTGAATATTTGTTATATTCTCAAAATAAGCATTAGATATTATCTAACCCAAGTCTTGGTAAAGATGAATTTATCTATGATATATTATATAATATTCTTAAAATTCATTTAAGTCAAGAAAAATTTTAAGAGAAATCTAATTTGGAATTATGTTTCAAATTAGTTCTAACAAAATAGTTAAATAATATCTATGTAAGAATTTAACCGTATCAAAATATGAGTAGTAGAGTGATTCCAGGAGTAGTCGTTGACGTTAGTTATGAAATAGTACCACAACAGCTTTTCCCATCGGGAGTTGTAGCAATGCTTGGGACTGCAAGCAGAGGACCTGTAGGAACTCCTATAGCTATTACAAATTATATGGAATTAGTTGAAATTTTCGGTCCTGACTTGGAAGGTTATACATTACTTAAAAATTCAAAACTGGCTTTTCAAAATGGAGTTTTTCAAGTGATAGCGGTTAGGGTAGCTGGTTCGACAAAGACTATTGCGTCATCATTACTAAAAGCATCAAAGAAAAAAACTGACGTTTTAAAGATAACTACTAAGGAAAGTGCAGATTTAAGTTCGAATATTAAAATTGTTGTACTTAAAGGATCTTCTCCTGATACTGTTCGTTTGGAGATTTCAGGAGGTACTAATATTCAAGAAACCTATGAAAATCTTATTATGGATAAAAATAACGATTTATATCTGGTTAAAGTATTAAATGAAAATTCACGAATAGTTAATGCTGAAAGTCTGGTAGATGAACCAAATGCAGAAAATCATAATCCTGCTTTAACGGAGATCACGCTTTCTGCGGAAACCTTACCTGCGCCAGGTATTATCGATTATGAAAATGCTCTTTACTCATTAGAACTGGAACCAAATATAGACATAGTGTATGTATGTGATGAATCAAATCCAGAGGTTCATGCTAAGGTTGATGCACATTGCAAAAATATGAGTTTAGGAAAAGAACCATTGACTGTTGCACCTAGAATAGGAATTGGAACAGTTGGTTATAATGAATCTGTTAAAGAGATACTTAAAAGAAAAGAAACTCTTGACAGTGATAGATTCATTTTGGTTGCTCCTTATGGTTGTGCCGGAGCAGTAGCAGGATTAATCAGCAAGCTAAAATATTTTGAAGCGCCTACCTTTAAAACACTTACAGGCATGTCTAAAATTGAAAGAAGGTATACACCTTCAGAACAGATGGATTTAGTTTCAAATGGCATATTAACAATTGACTCAATAAAAGGAAGAGGAATAATTATTGTTAAAGGAATAACGACCAATAGAGAACAGATAAATGTAAAGAGAACAGGGGATCGAACGGTAAGAGGCATAAAAAATATCTCAGATAATTTCATTGGACTATTAAATAATGATAGGAAAAGAATGGCATTAAAGGAAAAAATTACAGAATTCTTGATTGCTATGGAGAACGAGGGATCCATAGTACCATCAACGGATATGCAACAACCATCTTTTGTAATTAATGTTTATTCTTCACAAGCAGATTTTGCTCAAGGTATTGTAAAAGTAGATCTAGCTGTCAGGCCTGTTCGAGCAATGGATTATGTATATGCAACCTTGAATGTTCAAGCATAAAATATTTAATTAAGGGTGTGATAAAACCAACATGTCGTCTCCTGTTTTAGTTGCAGCAAGTGGAAGTAAAATTATGATTGATGGAAATGATATTCCAGGTGTCCAATCCATTGAGTTTAAAATATCAAGAAATAGACAAAATATTCATTCCTTGTCTACTGATGAACGCATTGGTGCATATTTTGGGCCACTTGTAGTTCAGGGTTCGTTAAAGATAAAATCTACATTTTTAGATTTAGATAAAAAACTATTTGAGAAGATTTCAGCTGTTGCACCGTTTCAAATTGTAGTAGAGCTTCAATCTCAAGGATCAGATAAACTGATAAAAAAAATATCTTTTGATGAAGTTATTCTAGAAGAGAAATCTTTTGGAATGGATGCCACGGGAGTAGCAATTACTATTTATAATTTTACTGCTACAAGAGTAAGAGAAGAATAGATTTGATACTATATACAGAATAAAAAAGAACTAGAGAAGATTATGAGAAGACTTACAAAAAATGATCTATTAGAAGGGACAAATAAAAGGGTTACTTTATTTGTAAAAGAATATGAAGGAGAAATAACAATTCGACCACTTAATGATGGAGAAATATCAAAAATATTTTCTCTACTAGGACCATTATCTATTTCTGAGAATGGTCAACCTGATATACAAAATTTAGAACTTGATAGAAATTTCGAAGCTTTAAGATATGCAACTGTCATGGGATTAGTTGACCCGAAACTTACATCAGAAGAAGTTGCAAACTTAAAATTTGGTATTCCTGAATTTATAGGTACAAAAATACTAGAAATAAGCGGTATTTCAACTGAAGAATCGATAAAAAAAAAAGAAAAGAAATAGAACAGTTTGCAAATACTGATGAAGGAAGAGAATTAGCCTCGCTTTGTATTGATCTTAACTATAAACTATCTGAACATCCGCGAGATTTAACTAGAGATCAAATTAATTTTTTGATGATATGTATGAAACTTAGAAATGAATCATTAGAATCAACTCAACTCGCTGAGGAAGGAGTTACTAGAATCATTTTTAGTGATAATGCATAATGATAAATTTGGACAAAGTGATTTTTCCTCATAGTATAATTAACCAAATAGATGAAACTATGGTTTTTCATCATAATCTAATGATATTTATTAGAAATCAACAATATATTTTGAAACCTGTTTTACATCTTATATTGCAAGGGTTTAAAATTAGTTCTATAATACATCTTACTAATTTAAATTATGAAAAATCTATAATCTCTAATAAACATCCTTCATACAAGAAGAAGAATAAGAAAAAGAAGATGATCAAATACCCATCAAAAGGTATAGTATTTACTAATTTACAAAGAAGTCAAGATACCAAAAACAAACTAACTAAAAGCTCTGAATATCTTAAGGTAATTCCTCATGAGTTGAAGCATAATCAACTTGAGACTAATCAAGTAGAAGAATCAAAACTCCATAGTAAATTATTAGTATTTCCCCATACGATAGAACTACGAGAATTATATAATGAGAATCTAGTAAGTAATATGTATCAATTTATATCAATTTATAAAGAATTAAACAGGAAAAAAAATAATGAAATTCTACAAATAGCATTAGATTTAAAAAGAAAATATAAAGTATTGGATTATCTACATCATATATTTTTTCCCAACAAAACTATAACTAAGAAGAAACTGGCAAAAATAAAAGAAGGAGATTATTATAGAAATATCCTATACCAGAGAAACGTATCAAAATTAAAAAGTCTTAAAACCGATTCAATTCTAAAGCCTTTATTCATTTCAGAGTATATATATAAATCTGTAATTTCAAAAAAAAAATATCATGGAATAAATTACTTCATTTCTGATTATTTAACTACATTGTATTATAAACATAAACTTTCTAATAATATTTTTGCTTTCTATTATGATAATTCCTTAAATAAACAAAATATTTTAAAGAGTTATTCATTCATTAACTTTGAAAATAATAATTATAATTTAAAAATATTGTCTAGATCGATTTATCATGAAATTGGAAAAGAGAAAACAAATTTTAATAGTATGTCAGCAATTTTTGTTGATTTATTAATATCAGATACTATTCAATTCGTTACCTCAACTATGATTGGAAATCAAAAAAATGTAACAAATTTCACTATAAAATTACGAGATTTCTTTGAGAAACATGGAGAATTTTCAAAAATATTAAGTTCCTTTGCTAAAGAAATAAGAAATAAATTAGTAATATTCGTTTCATCTAATAGAGTAAAGTATAATCGATCACACTATTCCCTATATCCTATAAACAATTTACTGTTTTTTCAAAAATCTCTTAATTTAATTTTGTACGCTTTGCCAAATACACAAACAGAAAAAAATCTTGCCTACTTTATATTTTCCTCTTTAAAAGAGAGTCATACCCAAGGATTATTAGAAGAAAATGTCCCTATAATATTTCAAAAGATGTATTTGATGGCGTACAATTATATTGATAGCGTGGCGCATTTTCATAACTATCCTGGACATTCTAATAAAAGAAAATTTAATAATAAAATTACAATATATGACAATATCCCCGTAAGTATTGGTAGATCACCTTCATATAGCATACAATACAATTCTAGTTTTGATAGAAATAGTTATTGGGATATTTTTAACATACCTAAAAATAAAAATACTATAAATTATCTTGAAATGAACAGAAGGGAGGCATTTGATTCATATTTTTATAGAAACAATTCAAATAATATTAATCCTTCATATTCAAATAATTATTTTTTAGAATATTTGAAAACTCATTTAAATCACTTAAATGATTATTTTTCAACAAATTTTAATATTAAAAATACTAGCCTTGAATTAAGGAAGACAAACAAACTTGAAAGAGTTTTGGAAATTCTTAAAATGGAAATGAGGAGATATGGCTATTGAATTACTCAATAGCCAGATTGGATAATTTTGACCTTATAAAACGTATAACGATCGATAGTTCTAATGAAATTCTAGAAATTAGAACAGTAAGAAGATTGGGGATTTTTCAGAAAAATAAAATAAACGAATGTAAACTACTTGGTGGTAACAATACAACTGCATTGGATGATTACGGAAAACATTCCATACGCATAGTCATAGAGGGTGATTTCGTAGGTAAAAATTCCAAGCAAAGTGCAATATTATTACGATCAAAGTACAAGAGTGGTAATTCTTTAAAATTTTTATCAGATATAACACTTGTAGCTTATATTCAAAACATTTTGATAGAAGAACTCTATATCCAGAATAATTTAAATTTTCCACATCGTTATAGTTACAAAATGCATCTTATAGAGGATAAGGAATCTCTTTTACATACATCCAAACAGAATAACTCTTCTTCTACTCCTTCTCAAAGTGAATTGGCTATACAAAATATTATTGAGGAAACTAATAAAATACCTAAATATCTGAATAAAAATTCTTGACTTATTCAATATTGTTACTTTTGAAATTTTTATTTATGATAAAAAATATTGAAAAAGATTAAACTATTATAATTTGCGTCATTATGAGATTGTTATAACTTTTTTAAAAATTTATAATAAGAAAAGTTTTATTCTCATATTGATTTTAATATTGAATATGTCCCTAAAAGTAGATGATATGGATTTAATACAAGTAAATAAAAGTTTAGAAAATAACCATTTAATCGAAATTCGCAACATTACACATATTGAAATATATGATAGAAGAAATATTGTGGAGCTTGAAATCTTAGGAAATAAATGGAATACCTTACAAGATATGGGACCAGACCCTCTCAAAATTTCACTTTGGGGCGAATTTATTGGTGAAGATGCTTTAAAGTCACTAGAATTTTTACAATCTAAATTTGATATGCATAATCCTTTTGAATTCTCTTCAAATTTATTTTGTATGGAAGAAGTTAAAAAAGTAATAATTAACAATTTTTATCTTGAGCAAGTTGCAGGATTGACAAATAAATATAGATATCATCTAATGCTAACAGAATATAAAAACTAAGAACTAAATAATAGAATTACAACTCTATAAATATCAAGATTGTTTGTTAATGATTCAATAATTATTCGAATAAATAAAAATGAAGTCTTTGAAAAAATACTATTTCTACTGATCTGATGTTGCATTTGAAGATAATTCTTTTTAATACTACAATATCAAATGGATAAATTAAGATAGATATACTTGTTTTCTCCAAATTTTCTCAACATTGAAATCAACTCTGATACATTTCTGGGAATATTTATTATTAATTCCGATAATACCAATAAAAATGTAGCTATACCATAATTTTTGTTTGAGGAAATCAAGACTACAGAATTAGTTGATTATACTTAATTATAATAATGCATATGTTTTATCTTCACCATTTAATAAAAAATTAATCTCATAGACAAAATTATATAATGAAATAGTATGCTTACTCCTTTCTAAAGTGGTATTGATAGGCTAACTGAAAAAGTATGACTATAGATTTTACACAGATGGTAGAACAGGGATCTACCATACTGCATTTTCTACATTTAAAATATAGAATAAATTCCCTCATTGGAGAAAGGTCAGATCAAAGAATAATGCAATATTTCATGGATAGAGAATATATATATCTAGTAATTACTATTCATTTATCGCTAAGAAGAATAATTGTGATCAATTGCATAAATACAATTGGATAATATTAGTTTTATATTATTTTTATATTGCAGAAATTAGAATAAAAGTCCATTTATCAAAGAAGGAAAAATTAGCTTAAGTTACCACCTCTCTTTTTTTATATTCTTATTAGATACTAAAAAAATATCAATTTTATTATATTTTTATATAACTTCAACCACTAAAAATTATAATATCATAGAAACTTATTAAGAAGAATTTATCTACCAATAGAATGGTGTTACGTCCAAATTTTGAAATAGAAATAGGAGAAATTAATATAGATTATTCTACAAATAATCTAATTTCACTAGTAGTACATCAAAGTATGGATGTACCATCACATAGTTTACAGTGCTATTTAAGAATAAATGAATTATCATCAAAATTGGTCAGAGGAGATCAAATAACTATTGATTTAGGCTATAACAATAATCTGGCGTTAATATTCAAAGGATTCATAGATAGTATTGATCTTAAAGCCTCAGCAATTCTAGTTGTAGGTCTTACATCCATGCTTAAACTCTGTAATCTTAAAATAGATAGATTCTATGAACATCAGAATGCTGGATATATTGTAAAAGATTTGGCTAAAGTTGCAAATGTCGAAGTAGATACCATTGAAAATGGTATAGACCTGCCATATTTTGCAATTGATAACAATAGCAATGCATATGAACATATAAAATATCTAGCTATATGTTCTGGCTATGACTTTTTTGGTACAAATAATGAGAAACTCAAGTTTAGCGAAAACCAATTTGTAGTAAAGCATTCTATATCTTATGGCAAGGATATTATCAAGATAGAACACTTAGAAACTACAGATATATTCAAGACAGTCACGGTAGTTGGTGAAAGTCCATCAAGTTTTAAAGGAGAACGAACTACTCATTGGCTCACGAAAAATGTAATCCAAGGTAAGGAGGAAGATCTTGGTTATGAAGGTAATTTTGGTTATGATTTATTAATCGTAGATAGAAATATACGAACTACCATGACTGCCGCTAAATTGGCAAGATCATATCTAAATAGAATAAGACCAAAAATAAATTTAATGATTGAAATAACAGGCAATCAAAATATAATGTTAGGAGAAACCATTCAGATTAAAGATGTTCCCCATAAAATGACGAATGGTAATTATCAGGTTAGAGAAATACAACATAAACTTAACAAAATGGATGGGTTTACTACTATTATCAAATGTAGAGGCGTCTGACAGATGGAAGAAGAAGATAACATTGTAGAATTGATAAGAACTATAGCTGAAAATGAAGTAAAAAAGATTCATACCATGGAATTAGGAATTATTACATCTGTTTTTTCTCATCAAAATGAAGAAGACATGGATAACTATGAATGTAATGTCAAATTAAGAGATAAAGGAGTAGAACTTAGAAAAGTACCTATAGTCACTCAACATATTGGGTTGGTAAATACTGTTCATGTTGGTGATTTAGTTTTAATTTCATTTATAAATGGTAATATAAATTCGCCAGTAATAGTTGGTAGACTTTATAATGATGAAGATCGACCTCCTACAAGTAACCAAGAAGAAGTGATTTATATACCACCGTATTCCAAAAATAATCAACTCCGTCGGTTAAATATTGTTTTACCAGGAGGAACAGTAAATATTACACTGAACGATGACAAAATAAGCATAATTGCAGGACATTCATCTATGTTTGCAAATAGCGTTGGTAAAATATCTCTAAAGTCAACAGATGAAGAAGAAGAAGGGAAAAATATCTCAGAATTAGTAATCAATGAATCAGGATCTATGGAGGTATTTACATCTTCTAATGGAAATCTTTGCAATATTAAGATGGATAATAATGGAATTTTATTAAGCAGTGACTCTGACATAAACTTTAAAAGTAAAGGTAACATGAACTTTGAATGTGAAAATGGAGATGTGACTATAAAATCAGTTAATGTAAATGTAGACACTAACATATCTACTAGTTTAAAAAGTGGAGCAAAATTGGATTTGAAATCTAACGGTACTACCAGTCTTACTTCTACAGCAGCTATGATAATAAAAGGATTACCGATTAATCTAAATTAGTGATAGGTGAATATGTCAGTTAAAGATAACAGCACATTATTAGGAAATGATTTAAAACTTGATGAGACGGGTACTGGTATGGATCTCTCTATTGATAAAAGAAGTGGTGACATAAATTTAATATTTGAAGAGATGAACCTTTCTCAAGCAATACTTAATAGATTTAAGACAGGAATAGGGGAATTAGCCGACATAGGTTATCCCGATTATGGTTCAGAAATTTACGAATTATTAGGTGAACCTAATACTGAGATAACAAGAAACCGTCTAGCAAATATTATAAGAGCTACATTGATTCAAGAATCTCGTATTCAGGAGATAACCAGAATAGTAGTTCAACCTTATAATTCTCATTATAAAGTCAATTCAATCACAGAATACAATCAACCAACTTTTAAGCTTCAAAAAGGGTATAACAATAAAATAAGCGTTAATGACTTGGAATTAAAAAATAATAGTGTTTCTGATACTTTGCTTTCAGATACTGTATATGTTCAAATCTCAATTATTCCAATTGGTAAAGAACAAATAATTTCAATTCAATTTCCCTTCAAGCTGGATGTGATCTAATCTGCAAGTTCCTAACGATTCATTTCATAAAAAAGATTATGTAGAAATTCAACAGGATTTATTAAATCTTATAACTCGAGGCCTAACAAAAGAGAAACATATTTTCAATAAATCCATACTAATATATAAAATTGAATGCAGACCAGAAAATAAACCAATAATAGTAAATCGTGTTGAAGGAGTTAAAAATGGATTATTCCATCTGTTTACTAAGGAAATTGACTATTTAATAAAAGATGATACACTTGAACTTGAATGGCTAGATACAGAAAATTGTCCTGATAATGGATCAACGTATATTATTAATTATACTCAACGAATTAATCATGGATTGACAGATGATCGACCAGGTAGTGTACTTAATACTCTTGTAAGTGCATTTAGCAGAGAAATAGAATTGCTATATGAGCAAATGGAACAAGTGTACAACGCTGGTTTCATTGATACTGCAAGGGGAAATGCTTTAGATAGAGTAGTGGCACTACTTGGAATAACAAGAAAAGATGCAACTCCTTCTAAAGGTAAAATAGTGTTTTGGAGAAACAACGAGCCCAAGGAAGTTTTGTATAGTGAGAAAATAACTTATAATAATAAAGTGACTGATTATTCACTTAAGAAATTTCCAGTTAAAGATATAGTTATCGTTAAAGGAATTAAGGATAATATTGATCATATATTCGAACAAAATAAAGACTATCTATTAATTGATAATACAGTTAGATGGATTAAACAAGAGGGTCAAATGCCTGACGATAAAACAGAATTTGCTATTGAGTATATCTATCATGAAGCGATAAAAGTTCCGATTGGAACTGAAATTTCAACAGAGAACGAAAGTTTTGGAGACACAATAATTTTCAAAACCACTGAAGAAGGTTCTTTAGAAAAAAAAGAGAATGGCAGGTTCGAAGTATCAATAATGGCTGAAGCAATAGATAAAAAAGGAAACAATACTAATGTACCAGCTCATAGTATCAAAATTATGCCAAAACCAATAGAAGGAGTAGATGGAGTATATAATCCACTTAGTATGCAATGGGGTTCTGAACCTGAATCTGATGATTCATTACGAGATCGGACCAAGAATGTATTAGATCTACACGGTAAAGCAACATTAGAATCCTTAAAAAGAGCAATTACGAATATAGAAGGTGTTAAATCATTTTTAATTATTGACAGACCTAGTTCTGTCTTGGGTGAGGTTAAAATTATAGTAGACGGTGGTGATTATCACAAAGTTTGCCAAGAAGTGGAGGAAACACGAGCTGCTGGAATTCGGGTAGAAGTTGAATTACCACAAACTGTATCTGTAAATATCAGAGCAGTTGTAACTGTTCCAAGAAACACAATAAAAGAAAATATGGTTTCAAAATCTAAAACCGAAGCTCAAATAATAAATGACATTCAAAATCAAGTAAAGAGTATTGTTATAGAATTTATTAATAAATTAGAAATCGGAACTACTATAATTGTAAATCGATTAATCTCTTCAATATTAAGCAACAATATTGATATCGTTGATATTGATGTTAATATACAACCAATTAGGAATAATAATAATAATAATACTATAGAAAGTAAGTCTATACCAGATCGAGGAGATCAAATATCTGGAAATGCTGTTGCTAGGGCAACTCTAGTGGAATCATTCAATGAATCGGCGAAAGAAATAACATTGTTGAAGAATGAAATATTTAGACCAGGAATTATTGATGTCACATGTACGATAATAGAATAATGAATACTAATACTACTGAACGTATTGTAAATAGATTTCCACGTTTTTACAAAATACAAGACCCAGATTCTATTTTATTTCAATTATGTGACAAATTTGCACATCAACTGAATGAAGCAAGAAAAGATCTTTTTGAGATAATGAGATCTCATTGGATCGAATCAGCTACCGGCTCAAATCTGGATCTCATTGGATCTATATTTAGTTTAATAAGAGGCTCTGAAGAAAGGGATGAACAATTCCGATTTCGAATTATCACCCTTATTCAATTTTGTATAGCAACTTCTCTTTTTCCAGGAGGAGGAACTAAAAACGCAATAGAAGGACAATTGAAACTTTATTTAAATCCTGCTGATGGTAAAGATTATTTTGAAACAAAAGATATAAAATTTATAGAAAATCCACCTTATAGCCAAGAAATACAATTAGAAAAAAGTTTTAACGATAAGTGGAATATGGATAGTGAGAGTATTTTTGATGAAAATTTCTCGATTATGTTATCAATCGATGACAATAATAATGAAATGAAAAATCCAACAATCATATTAGATTCAGATTCATTTATTAAGTTCAATGGACCTGTTAAATCTGGGCAACAATTGGTATTTACAGAGCAGGGTAAGGCATATCTTGATAATCTTGATGTAACAGAATTTGTTGAATCAAGAGGAAAAATAAAAATAAATAAAAAAAAGACTCAATGGATGTATCAAGAAGATGTATCACCAAAGATAGGAAAATTTGATGAAGCATTATTTGATCAAAACTTTTTTCATACCCATATACCTAAGGTAAAAATAAAAATAAACTGGATTGCTCATTTAAGAGCTACCTTTGAGATTAACTTATCGTCTAGTATATTAGAAGAATCTGGAATATCTATAAAATTTTTAGAAGAAATTATCGATCGTATAAAAGCGGAAGGAGTAAGAGCAATTATCAAGGTAGAAGAAAGAAAAGAAAATAAGATAAAAGACTATAAAATTGAAGAAATACAGAAGGAGACTTATTAATGGCATTTAATAATAATATGAAAAAGAAACCAGGAGATTTGATAAAATCAGAAGATTGGAACAATTTGGTAGACACAATATCAAGTTTAAGAATGTATGTTGATAATATGACTGAAAGTTTAACCCTTACTGGACTTGAGAGTTCTATAGGGAATGCATTTGCACTTGATGAGGTAGTTCCAGGAGAAACCAGAAGCTATGGTGTTCGAACAATGGGTTTGATAACTATGCAATGGATCTCATCAGGAAATGGTATCGAGGATATTTGTCAATTCGGAGTCACAGATTATTTTGACTATATTTATTATTGGTCTGCTGCTGAAAATGGAAACAAAAATACTCTTGATATTATTCTTGAGTATATAGATGGTTCACTGAATAAAGTGGGTTACAATTTATATATAAATGATAGAGCACAACTTGGACCAACAAACAATATTAATCCTTATACTGAATATTTGTATAGTGATAATGGTATATGGTACAAGTATAAATTATTAAATCCTACACCTGATAAAGAGGTACGTTATATAAAATTTAGAAATACAAATACAAATTGCAAAACACGATTAGGAAATGTTCTTCATATAAAATCAAAAATAAGACCTTTTGGATAATATGATAGGAAAGAACTCTAATGTACTTTGTTCTTAATGAAATTGGAATGATATTAAGAGAACAATTAGCAGAAATAAATCCTCAAAATATTTTGTTAGGAAAACCTAAAAAAATTCCTCCTGCTAATAATCTCCCACTTGTTGCAATCTATGATAAAGAATTCGAAATGGAGAATATAGGTATTGGTTCATTGATAGGAGAGAAGAAAATTGAAAAACTAGATGAGTTTAATGGTGATGGAAAGAAGACTCAATTTAAACTAAAAAATTGTCCATTAAAGCCTCTACAAAGTGTAGAAATTACTAGTAATTTTTTTAGAGAGTTTCATGACTATAAAGTCAATTATTCAGATGGTGAGATAACGTTTAAAAGTCCTCCCTCTCTGGGAAAAAATAATATTAAAATAAAATACATACCAATTGATGGAACTTCCCAGATTAAAGGGTTAAAACTTAAAATTGAATATTATATTGATATTTGGGCACAAAATTACTCCGAGTGTGATTCTATTACATTTGATATAGTTAAAGCTATATTGATATCAGAAGAAAAGATGATAGATAAAGGGATACGATTAATTCCTGTAAAGGGTTTTTCCATTTTAGACGAATTGTATATTAATGAATCAGATTCGAGTAGTAGATATGGCAGAAGACTTGTTTATATTGCAGATACTTATATTAAATTTGAAATTAAGGCTCCTCCAATTAAAGACATAAAAATATCTGAAAAATAACCAATAGATAAATTTTTAAAAAACCATACTTTGATTATTGACTCCATTTTAAATTATCTTATTCTAAACATCATGTTACAATACCAATAGGGTTATAAAGTTTGACGTATTTGACGGGAATATTGACGTATTTG